CCCTTTCCGCCATGCGCGACATGGCATCCGCAGCCAGGCGCGCCCGTTCGGTGATGGCGGATCCGGAAGGGTTCGCCAGCAACCTTGCCCTCATCGAGGGCATGTCAGTGGCGCAGCTGACCAACGCCGTGCCCTCCGATCTGCTGCGCCCCATGTACGCCGACGGCGGCAACCTTTCCGCGTCGTCCCACACCAGCCGGGCGGGGGATATGCTGACCCTTGCGGCCGCAGCCCCGGCCGTTACCGTGCCTGCTGGCGCGGGCACCATGCGCACCACTGCGGCGGAAAACCGCATGGCCCTTTCGGCCTACCAGCGCCGGGCCGCCACGGCAGAGGCCGCGCGCTCCGCAGCGCTGTCCGCCCCGGCATCGCGCGCGGAGGCCGCCACCCTGCGCGAGAACGTGACCGACGCGGTGGACACCGTACTCGATGCCGCCACCGACGACACGGTGTTCGCCGCCTTCACCGACCTTCAGGCGGCCACGGTAAAGGCCCTGGCCGACAGCGCGGGCAGCGCGCCGGAGGTCGTGACAGTCCGGCAATCCACTGTCGCGCCCTCGCTGGTGGTGGCCCACCGCACCGTGGCCGACCGGTACGCGCCCGCCGTGGAAACGGAGATCCTTGCGCGCAACAAGGTGCGGCACCCCGGCTTCGTGCCGCCGGGCGGCCTTGAGGTGCTGCGCAATGCCTAGCGAAATCGTGGCCCTTGAGATTGACGGCGTGCGCTGGGAGGGGTGGGAAGAGGTAACCGTCACCCGCGCCGTGGACGCCGTGTCCGGGGCGTTCAGCCTGCGCCTGTCAGACCGCTGGTCCCACGGTGCCACGGCGCTGCCCATCGCGCCGGGCATGGCCTGCGTCATCACCGCAGGAGGGGACACCCTGATCAAGGGGTGGATAGACTCCGTGAACCCGTCCTTCGGATCCGGCGCGCACGCCATCTCCGTGGCCGGTCGCGACGCCAGCGCAGACCTGGTGGACTGCGCCGCCATCCACAAGCCGGGCGAGTGGAAGAACATCACCGTCAGCCGCCTTGCCGCCATCCTTGCCGCGCCCTTTGGCGTGAAGGTGCGGTGCGAGGGCAACGAGGGCGCGCCCATCCCCACGCACAAGGTGGAGCCGGGCGAGACTGCGTGGGAATGCCTGGAACGCGCCCTGCGCCAGCGCGAGCTGATGGCCATGCCGGATGCGGCCGGGGGCATTGTCATCGTGGCCGTGGGTTCCGGCCGGGCGTCTACCGCCATCGTGCAGGGCCAGAACGTGCTGGAGGCCTCCGCCTCGTTCGACGCCAAGGACCGCTACAGCGAATACCGCGTGTTGGCCCAGAACAAGGGCAGCGACACCTAAAGCGGCGACAAGGCGGCGGCCGTGGTGGCCACCGCCAAGGATCCCGTCCTTGGCCGGTACCGCCCCCACGTCATCACCGGAGAGGCCCCCAAGGACGCGGCAACCGCCCGCCGCAGGGCGGAGTGGGAAGCCAGCGTGCGCGCCGGGCGCAGTGCTTCCGTGGACGTTACCGTGCAGGGCTGGCGGCAGGGCGATGGCACCCTGTGGCCGCTCAACGCCATGTGCCGGGTGCAACTGCCGTGGCTGCGCGTGGACAAGGACCTGATGATCGGCCGCGTGGTGCACAAGCTGGGCAGCGGCGGCACCACCACCCAGCTCACCTTGCGCAGCCCGGCCGCCTTTGCCCAGGAATTCGAGAAGCACCTGAAGAAGGAAAAGAAGGGCGACGGCGACTTGCTGGGCGACGCCAAGCAGCTGTCCAAGGAAGAGCAGCAGCGGATACTGAACGGGGAGAACGGGTAGTGGACCAGAACACCTTCAGCCGCATGATGTCCCCCTTTACCCGCGCCCTGCGCGGCATGGTGGCCCGCGCCGTGGTGCGCAGGGTGGACGATGGGCCAAAGATGCAGGAGCTGCAGGTGGGGCTGCTGGCCGACGAGCTGGCCGACGGCGTGGAGCGCTTCCAGAATTACGGGTTCACCGCGCACCCGCTGCCGGGCGCGGAAGGGCTTGCCGTGTTCGTGGGGGGCGACCGCGCGCACGGCGTGGTCATTGCCGTGGACGACAGGCGTTTCCGTCTGGCCAGCCTGCAACCCGGCGAGGTGGCCATCTACACCGACGAGGGCGACACCATCCACCTGATGCGCAACCGCACCATCAAGATCACAACGCTGCACCTTCAGGTGGATGCGGAAGAGGACGTGACCATGACGACGAAGCGGTACGAGGTGACGGCCACGGAATCCGCAGCCATCAACACCCCGTCCTTTACCGCGCGCGGGGTGGGCGAAGGCACGTGCGCGTCGAGTATGGAAGGCAGCCTGCACACCACCGGCAACGTGACCAGCGATGCAGACGTCACGGCCGGGGCCGTCAGCCTGCGCACCCACGTGCACCCGGAAAACGACGGCGGCGGGCCAACCTCCCCGCCTGTGGGGGGCTAGATGGATATCCTGCTGGCATTCGGCACGCCGGGCGCGGACCTGGCCGTTGCCTCCGGCGACCTGCTGACGGATGACGGCCTGCTTACCGCCGTGGTGGTCAGCCTGTTCACCAGCCGCCAGGCGGAACCCGGCGACGAACTGCCCGCCGGGGAGACGGACAGGCAGGGCTGGTGGGCAGACGCCACCTTGCCCAGGCTGACCGGCGCGCCGGACAAGATAGGCTCTCGCCTGTGGCTGCTGCGGCGCGAAAAGCAGCTGCCGGAGGTGGTGGCCCGTGCCCGCGAATACGCCACGGAAGCGCTGCAATGGCTGCTCACCGAACGCCGCGTGGACGGGCTGACGGTGACGGCCACGGTGCCGGAGCGGGGCCATCTGCAACTTCAAGTGGAGCTTGAAGTGGATGGCGCAACGCAACTTTCCGCGTTTGATTACAGCTACCTGACCGGCGCATACCGCCTGTCGGTCTAGACGCCAGGAGGCCCCATGCCCTACGACCGCCCGTCCCTTGGCCAGCTTGTCTCCCGCGCGGAGACGGACCTTTCCGCCCGCCTGCTTGATGGGGACGCCCCGTTGCGCCGGTCGGTGGTGGGCGTGCTGGCGCGCGTCACCGCCGGGCAGGCGCACATGCAGTACGGCTACCTCGAATGGTTGGCGCAACAGCCCTTCGTGGACACGGCAGAGGCCGAATACCTGGAGCGCCACGCCAGCATCTGGGACGTGCCGCGCAAGGCGGCCGTGGCCGCAACCGGCCTGGTCAGCCTGCCCGGCACGAACGGGGCCATCATCCCGGCCGGGACGGAACTGCAACGCGCCGACGAGGCCCTGTACATCAGCACGGCCGACGCCACGGTAGCTGCCGGGGTTGCGTCGGTGCCCGTGTCCGCGCAGGCGGCCGGGGCCGCTGGCAACACGGCCGTCGGCATCACCCTTACGCTCACGTCGCCCGTGTCCGGCGTGCAGGCGTCCGGTACGGTGGCCGCTGGCGGCATTACCGGCGGCGTGGACGAAGAGGCCGACGCGGCCCTGCGCGCCCGGCTGCTGCGCCGCATTCAGGAGCCCCCGCAGGGGGGCAAGGGCGAGGACTACGTGTCCTGGGCGCTGGAGGTGCCCGGCGTGACGCGCGCCTGGGTGTACCCGCTGCGCCTTGGCGCGGGCACCGTGGGCGTGGCCGTGGTGGCCGACGACGCGGTGGACGGCCCCATACCCGGCGCGGAACTGGTGACTGACGTGCAGGCCTACCTGAACACGGTGCGCCCGGTCACGGCAGATGTCACCGCCTTTGCCCCCACTCCGCTGGCGGTCAACATCACCCTGCGCGTCACGCCGGACACGGAAGCTGTGCGCGAGGCGGTACGCGCGGAGCTGCGCGACCTGTTCGCGCGCGAGAGCGAGCCCGGCGCGACGCTGTTCATATCGCGCGTGGACGAAGCCGTATCGCTGGCCCCCGGCGAGCAGGATCACGCCGTGCTGGCACCTGCGGCCGACGTGGTTCCGGCATCGCACGAGATGCCGGTGCTCGGCTCCATCACCTTCGTTGCATAGGGGGCGGGACCATGAAGCCATACAGCGCGGAGGACTACGCGGCGCAGGCCGCCCAACTGTTGCCCCCCGGTGCGGCATGGCCGCGAGAGCCGGGCAGCGTGCTGGACGAGCTGTTGCAGGCCATGGCGCAGGAACCCGCCAGGCTGGACGCCAACGCCCACCGCCTGCTGGCGGAGCTGGACCCGCCGCAGGCCCTGGCCCTGCTGGCGGAGTGGGAACGCATGTGCGGCCTGCCCGACACGTGCACCCAGAGCGCTGAAACCATCGCCCAGCGGCGCGACGCCGTGGTGTTGAAGCTGACGGCGCGCGGGGCCCAGACGCCCGCCTATTTCGAGGAGCTGGCCACGCTGCTGGCCAATGCGCCCTGCACGGTCAAGGAGTACCGGCCATTCCGCGTGGGCGTGTCCGCCGCCGGGGATGCCTTGTCCAACGGCGATTGGCCCCACACCTTCACCGTGCAGGCCCCGTCCGTGCCCATCCGGGCCTTTGCCGTTGGCCAGGGGGCAGCGGGCGAGCCGTTGCGCAGCTGGGGCAACGAGCGGCTGGAGTGCGTCATCCGGCGCGAAAAGCCCGCGCATACCATTGTCACCTTCACCTACGGGGCCTAGCCCAGACAGCCCAGGAGGAACCATGCACAGAATAGACGGCCCCGGCGCGACCGAAGACAACCGCTTTACCGACGGCAACCCGGCATCGGGGATACCGCCCACCATCGTGACGGATGATTGGGCCAACGCGGTACAGGAAGAGATCGTCGCCGTCATCGCGGCGGCCGGGCTGGTGCTGAACAAGTCGTACAACGGCCAGTTGAAGGACGCCATCGAGGCGCTTATCGCGGCTGTGGGCGTGGACCAGGCCACTACCAGCGCGCCCGGCATTGTCGAGTTGGCCACCAATGCAGAGGCCGTGGCCGGGGTGGACGCCGAGCGCGCCGTGACCCCTGCGGCCCTTGCCGCCGCACTCGCCGGGCTTGCCAAGGGGATGGCCCTTTCGACCATCATGCACGTCCGCGACGAGAAGGCAAACGGAACGAGCGGTGGCAATACGTCGGCAGGCACGTGGCACACCCGCGACCTGAACCAGGTGAAGATCAACAACATCGCCGGGGCATCGCTTGCGTCGAACCGCATCACCCTTCCGGCGGGCACGTATTTCGTCCTGGCCCGCGCGCCGATATACGGGTGTGAGCATTCCAAATCAAAAATCTACAACGTAACCGGCGCAGCAGACCTGGTGCTGGGCTCCAACGCACGCGCCGGGGCGGGCGACACCACCATGAACAGCACGTGGGTGATGGACGTTTTAACCCTTGCGGTCACATCGAACATCGAGCTGCGGACCTACGCGGCATCGGCGGGGACCAACGGCCTTGGCGTGGCTACCAGCGCGGGGACCATAGAAGTGTATTCGGGGGTGATAGTATGGAAGCTGGCGTAATCATCGACATCCGGGCGGCACTGGACGTGCTGGGGCCCAGCTGGGCGTTTGGCGGCAGTGTGACCGACGGCACGCGCCAGTGCTGGGAAGAAGTGGATTGGGAAGACGCGCGGGCGAAGCCCACGTGGGAAGCCCTTGTGGCCGCTGCCGATGTTGCTGCCGCAACGCGGGGCGAAGCCGCAATTCGGGGCCACCGGGATAGCCTGCTGGCCGCGTGCGATTACCGCATGATGCCGGACTACCCGGGCACGGAGCAGGACAAGGAGGCGTGGGCCGCGTACCGGCAAGCCCTGCGCGACATTACCGCCGCCAGCGGATTCCCGTGGGGGGGCGACGTCGCCGCCGCGCCCTGGCCGACCATCCCTGCATAGACAGGGCAACCAAGTCAGGAGGATACCATGGGAGCAACCGTCGCTGTCCGCAACACCATGCTTTCCGCCGTTGTCGCCACGCACCTGTCGCTGCACAGTGCGGACCCCGGAGATACCGGCGCGCACGAACTGTCCGGGGGCAGCCCGGCATACGCCCGCAAGGCCGTTACCCTGGGTGCGGCGGCAGACGGCGTGCGATCCGTGGCCAGCCTGCCCACCTTCGACGTGCCCGGGGGCTCCACCGTGTCGCATTGGGGGCTGTGGAACGGCAGCACCTGGCTTTGGGGAGGGGCCTTTCTTGACGATGAGGGCCTGCCCACCACGGAGCCGTACAACAACCAGGGCTTCTACACACCCAAGGAAGTGACGTTGCCCATGCAAACGCCGGACGCGTAGCATGACCATTGCCTGGCAGACGCCTGGCGCTATCGCCTATTCCGCGTCCGGCGGCAGCAGCATTGCCGCCGCGTATCCCACGGGGTGCGCGGAAGGCGACAAGCTGCTTCTGCTGGTGGGCATGAAGCCCGGCACGGCCAACGGTGGGGGCGTCACCACGCCGTCGGGCTGGTCCCTTGTGGCCAGCCAGACGGGAGCCGGGGGCTACGGCACGTCGTTGGCGGCAGACACGGGCAATACCAACCTGTGGGCCTATGAACGCACCGTGCCTGCCGGTGGGTTGTCCGGTTCGCTCACGGTTTCCCTGTCCGGCAACGGCGTGGCGTGGGCGATCATGCTGCGGCTGACCACCGACAACGGCGCGTGGGATTCCGTAGCGGGAGCCACCGGCAGCGATGCCACGGCGGGCAACGTCAGCGTGGCCTTTGCCAGCAACCCCGGCGTGACGGCGGGCGATTTCGTCGTCGGGGCCATGTGCATCCCCACCGACGTGACGACTCCGGCACAGTTCACGTCGGAGGCGATC